CTGCGCGATCTGGCTTTTCAGGTTGTCGAATTTCGCCACGGCGTCCGCCCGCTGCGTGCCGGGGATGATCGGGACTATGCTCCAGGCCCCGGTGATTTGATCGAGCGACGGGGAATTAAGCACGCTGTCCACGGTCTCGCTCATCCGGTCCAGGGGGTTCATTTGAATTTGCAGTTTCGCCGCCGCTTGGTCGGCCTGAACGGCGCGCTTGCCCGCTTCCTCACCGATGGCCTTGGCCTTTTCCTGCTCGCCCTTTAGGTTGGGCTGCTGATCCGGGGAGACGGTCTTGTGAATCTCCGCTTGCATGACGCCGGGGCGCGACGGATCGGGCAAGACCCGGCTTCCGCCGATGTCAATCCACGGGTTTTGCCGCACGTAGGTATCGAACCGCGCCACTTCGGGGGAATTTTCGCCGAACTTTTTAACCAGCTCGTTGCGGTAGCCGAAGTTCTGCATCGGCGCCGTCGGTCCTTGAGACGAAGCCTTGACCTGATTCACGTAGTCGGTGAACGATCCCCGAAAACCCCCGCCTTGGTCGGTCTTGGCGAATTGATACTCGCGGACAAGCTGCGGGTTTCCCTCCCATTGCGGCGATGCCCTCAATTCCTTGGCGTTCACGAGGCTTTGGTCGGCGGCGATCTTTTGAGCCATCAGGTCGTGGGCGAGTTTCGCGGCGAACGGGTTGCCCTGGAGTCGGTTTAGGGCCTCGATAGCGCCCGCGGGTCCGCCCCCCATGGGGATGGCCGTTTGGCCGGTTTCGGGATGCCAGGGTTTCGGCGTCGCGCCAAACACCATGGCTCGGCTGGCGGCATCGGCGTCGCCCATTGATTTGTTCATCATGTACGAGCCGGCCAAAGCCTGGGCGAGGCGTCCCAGGCCCTGCGTCCAATGCTGGACCGGAGACGTATCAATCCCCTGGTTCATCAAACGCTGCGCCATCATCATGCGCGGGTCGGTGAGATAATCGCCGGGAAGGCCGCCCATTGATTTGTTCATCATGTACGAGCCGGCCAAAGCCTGGGGACCAAACATTCCGCCGTATGGCATCACACAACCTCCAGAACCTTGCGATAGTTGACCTTATCGAATCCGCCCACACGGGCCACGGCACCGGGAATATGCCGAACCTCGTCGGCCATGACGCCAACGCCGGTTTCGCCCCAGAGATAGCGCCAGGTGTAAAGGCCGATGCCCCTGGCGACTTCTCCGATCCTGCGGACGGCGGTTTTCAGGCGGCGGTCGGACGGTTTGAAGAAATACGCCGCCGCCGGAATCGCCGAAGCGCCCATGCCAAACAGCCCGCCCATCATGGCGTTCCGTTGCGCCAACTGCTGATTGTAGGCGTTCTGCGCCCCGTTATAGCTGGCATAGGTCGCGCCCATCAGGTCGGGGGTTTGGATTTGCGTGATCGGCGTGTTGGCGAACTGCGGCATTTGCGGGGCCGCGCCGCCCATCATCGAGGCCAACTCGCTCAGGGGCTGCGTGCGCTGCATGACCAGTTCGTTGATGGCCTTGTCCCGCGCCGCCGATTCCAGGCCGTACATCTGCGCCATCTGATTGCCGGCGGCGACGTCAGCGGCAAGGGTCGCGTCGTTATATGCCCGGTTGTATTCGTCCATGCCCACGTTGTAGCCCTGCGTGCCGACCTGGAACCCCTGGTTCGCAAGGCTGGTTTCGAGGGCGGCGCGGCGTTTGGCGAACTCCGGGGCAAGGCGGGCCATCATCGCGTCCCGAACCGCCGTCCGGGTGGCTTCGTTGGCTACCGGGGCCGCGCCCAAACCGGAAAGATCGAACGGGTTGGCGAGTTTCGCCCGCACCGCGTCAAGCTGCGCGTTCGCGGTCTGGCCGTATTTCTCGCCCGCCTGGTTGGTCAGGTCGAATAGAATCTGCTGCGATGGCGAGAACGTCTGTAGGGCCGAATACTGCGGCGTGCCTTCGCTGGTGGTCCCGCGCTGGCTCCATTCGATTGAGCCGTAGGGCGTCTGCTGGTTGACTTGGTTAATCTGCGCCTGGGCGATGGCCGTTTCCTTGTTGATCGCGCCTTGAGCCTTCGCGGTCGCAACCGGATCGGGCGGCGGGGGGGCAGATGGTGATTTTTTACCCATTTGTTTCTCCGTAAATTTTGATGTAGTCCGGTTGCAGCATCCGCAGGATGACCGCGTGTTTACGCCGTCCGAATTGATGGGCGAGAACCGCCTCGCGGCGAAACCCGACGTGCCGGAACGTCTTGAGTCCCTTGGTGTTGTCGAGCGCCACGGCGATCCACGCCTTGAACGCGCCCAACTGAATAAACGGGTAATGCAGCAAGGCGCGAATCGTTCCCTTTTGCGCCCACACCGGACTATCCGCCGCCATGCTGATCTGGATGGTTCCGCACTCAGGCTGAAAGTCGTGATAGACCACCCCGGCCAGGGGCTTCCCGCCAGCGCCGACAACCCCAATCGCGGAGCATTCCTTAAACCCGCAAGAGCCGAGATGGGGCAACCGTTCCGCCACCCAGTCCGCAACCGACTGATCGTGGCCGAAAAGCAGCGTTGGCGTGTTCATTTTTTTATCAGGGCATTGGCCAAAACGTGTTTCTTGATGAGGCCGCGATTCAATGCGCCGAGAATGGCCGGGCCGTATTTTTCGACCGCCTTGGCGCGGAGGACGTATTCGCCGCTGTCGAGACCACCATAGCCGTCGTCGGGGCCGGGCGGGTTTTTCCCCATCAGCATATGGGCCAAAACCAAGCCGCCGTCGGCAAAGCTGCTGTCGCTGGGGCTGCTGTCGCTGGGGCTGCTGTCGCTGGGGCTGCTGTCGCTGGAGCTGCTGCTGTCGTCAACGCTGCCGGGCGCGTCTCCGCGGTCGCCTACCTCTCCCGGTCCGGTCGGGCCGGTGGCACCGACGCCAGGATCGGCGGCTGTGTCCACGCCCATGTTTCCCAGTCCGTAGCCGATGGCGCTGCCCAATATTCCTAACCCCAAGCCGACGGGACCAAACATCGAGCCGGTGAGGGCCGCTGCTAATCCCCTGCCCGCGAATCCGCCCAGGGCCGATCCCGCCATTCCGGGGGAAACGGAAAACCCACCGGCCGGGCCTGTAACCGACGGTCCCAGCGTTCCGCCAACAGGCGATCCGTCACCGCCGCCCCATTGGGGATACATCAGGCTTTCAGCGAGATAGGCCATTTATCTCTGCCCCCCAAGCGTATAGAGGTAATTGGTCGCCACCCACGCCGGCCGCGCCGAATTGGTGTTGACGCGAATCCTGAGCGCCGCCGTCCGTCCCATGCCGCGAACCGCTCGCCACCCGCGATATATCTGCCCGTTGGTTCCCCATGTGCCGATGCCCCAATGGGATGTGCCCCACAATGCCGAGGCAACCGGATTGGCGTTGCTCACGCCCGTTGGGGTGCGGATTTCATAGTCGGTGCAGAGATCGAGCGCGGCGTTGGGGTTTCCGTCGCTCTCGAAAATCGGCTCCGCTCGCTTGAACGCCTTGACCGTGCCGGGCGAACGGAAATGATTGAACGCCTGCACTCCATCCGCCTCGATATTGGAGCCGGAATCGCTCGTCCCTGTGTCGGCCTCATAAACCTTGCCGTCCGTTCCCCCGAAATAAGGCTTGTCGTTCATCAGGCCCCAGCAAACCGCATTCATCCCCTTAAAGCGGCAGGGAGCCTTGGTCAGCGTGCTGAAAACGTATTGATGATATTCGCTATTGGCTTGCGGAATGTTCAAAATAAGCATTGTTCCGCGCGGGTAGATGATCGGTTCCCATCCGTAGGTAGAGCCGTAATCGCGCACCGAGTCGGTGAATGCCCGGTTAATCTGCCCCGTGACCGCTATTTTTTCGGTCTGCGATGTATCGGTCCTTAACGCCTGCGAGGCAAACACCGCGCCGTCCTGGGTCAAGATCAGCAGATCGCCCGCTGCCTTAATCATGCACTTCCGCCCGATGGGCTTGCCGACGCTGTAAACGCCCTCAAGCCCCCAGGTTGACGCACTCGACGGATCAGTTCCTTGGTAAACGATGGCCTCGCCTTCGCTTGTCAGGAACACGCACTTGTCATCAACGCCGTCGCCCGCGTCGATGGTCCACGTTCCCATGCCGACCAGATAGCCGCCCCTCTTGGCGAGGCCGCCGAGGGCAAACTGGGTTGCCGTGCCGCTAATCGCGTTTACCGCCAGATACCAGGCGTCGAGGCTTCCGGTTTCGCCGACCCACAAACGGCGCTGATGGACGTTGCACCAGATGATACTTGCGACGGTCGGCCCCGACAGGGTTGTTCCGGCCCAACTTGTGCCATCATACACTCGGGGGGTGGTGGCACCGTTACAGATGAAAAGATACTGCCCCGCCGCAGTCGCAATCTGGGTATGCTGAAACCTATTGTTGCTCAGGCCGGAAACAGCCGCCGCTCCCACCGCGCCCGCGCTGGAAACGTCATAGATGTTCCCGCCGTTGGCGGCGAACAGCTTGCCCGTGCCGCTCAGGGGGACATAGGGCAGAAGGCTCTCGACGCTGCCGCTCATTCCCGTGGCGTGGGAAGCGGAACCGCGCCGCAAAATGCACTTGTCCGTGGTCGGAAACCAGTTATCCAGAATAATCGCGTTCTTCGCCGGCATGTCGGCCAGGGCTTCGCGGGTGTCCCATCCCCCGACCGGGGCCGGAAGGTGCGCGGACCTGGCTGGATTGCTTGCCATTGAAAATCCTCAACAAAACCCCCGCCGAAGCGGGGTTGATCGTGGTATTGTGTTCTGGCACAATGCTTAGGCCCGCCACCCGTTAGCTGTTCCTGGCGTTATGCGTCTAATCGGTCCGCTCCGGCGGCCAATCGGCAGACACATACGAGCGAACGCTGCGGCTGGCGGGTTCATTCTTCGCGCAATCCCAGTTCCGATCTTATACGCTGCCTGGCTCTTTTTCTCTGTCTCCCGGTCAAGTCGTCCAAGCCTCGCTCAGCCATTATCTCGGAAACCCTAGCGGCTTCGTTGTTTCTCCGGGCTTGCCATGCGTCCCTGGCCGCAATCGCGGCGTCATTCTCCATCCGAGCAGCGGCAATTATTTTAGATACCTCATCCGGTACTGGTTTGTTTACGCGCCGCGCCAATTCGGAAACAGCGCTCTCCCAACTCATCCCCTCCCCGTGCGGGCCGACATCAATATATCCACCTCTGCCACCGTATGACGGCGGAAGTGAGTGGTCGCTGACCCTTATTATTGCCTCAGTCGTGGTCCCAGGGTGTGACAGATAAAGATAGTTGCTGTCGCTAATGTTGCTGGCGGCTTTTTTCTCAACACTATACCCAAGCCTTTTGGCGTGGTTCGTAATATTCCGCAGATCGCTGCGAACCCCCATCCCGAGCGCCCCGCTTGGGGCTGTTCCAAGCGATCCCAACATCCCCACGTTCAGCGCCGCGTCCGTGACCGCGTTCGGGTCAAGCGGTTCGTCCCCGACCGCCATTTTCCCGCCGCGTTCCATCGAAAGCAGCATATCGACCAGCGAGCCGGGAACCGCGAATTTGTATCCGCCGCCCCTGGTCAACCCAAACGGGAGAATAGACCCCCGCGTTTCGATTTCAGGGTCGAGCATTTCCGCAAGGGATGGCATGTTACCACCCGTTGTTGATGTTGGTCCCGAAGGCGGTTGGGTTGCCGTCGAAGTGTCGCCCGTTGCCGAAGATGTCCGCCGCGGCCATCACCCCCGCCGCCGGTTGATCGTTCTCGGTCAGGACTCTCATGTAATTCCGCATCTGGGCGAGCGCGTTGCCCGAAGGCTGGCCCTCGCCGTCAAGGTACTCGAATATCCCGGCGTAAATCAGCATTTCCTCGTCGATGATTCCGGTGTCGGAATCCGCCGCCCATGCGGCTTGTTCCGTTCCGCCGGATGACTGGCACCAGTTTTTCTTGACGTACTCGTAGGCGATGCTTTCGCCGCCGTCCAAGTTGGGAATGACGCGAACCGAATCCCCGCGCAGGATGAATTTGTTGTTCCCCTGGTAGCTCGCGGCCTTGAGGGAGTTCCATTCCACCGGAGAAATCGGCCCGGCGAACAGGATTTGGTTGGTCCTGTCCCAGAATGTCTCCGGCACGAAACGGTCGAAATCGGAAGGCAATATGCTGGTCTGGGTTTCCCCGGCGACCCCGGTGAACGTCTTTTCCTTCCGCAAAATCTGCCACGGGTAGGACTTCATCATGCGCGTGCCCGCCTTGTCGGCGTATCGCAGAAGACGTTGCACCTCGGGATTGCTGTTGCCGACAATGGTTGACGGGCGAATGATCGAGATTTCGTCCGCAATTGCCTGGCAGATGCTGAGAAGGGTCATGAAGGCTTAGGCCCCCATTCGTGAAATGACTTGTCCGCAAGGGATGGCACGTTACCACCCGTCTTTCTTGGAAGCCGGTTTATCCGCCTTTTCCGAAGCGGGTTCGGCCAGGGACTTGTAGCCCTTGGCGCGGGAGGCTTTTTCCTCGGCCGCGCTGTTGACGATCACCTCGTCGGAAAGATTGTCCCATCCCTTGCCGTAAAGCGATTTTGGATATTCGTGAAAAACCCTGTCCATTGTTCTCTCTTTTCAAAAAAAAGGGGGGAGGGGTGTTACCCCCTCCCCTCTGTCGTTTAGCCGTCCGCGTGGATGCGGCAGCCCAGTTCAGGACGAATCGCCTTGTAGCCGTACAGAACATCGACACGGCAAGGCAGCTTGTCATTATTGATGTCGTACTGCCGGACGATCCGCATGGAAATGCCGTCCAAGACCTCGCGGGCGCTGAAATCCACGCCCTTGGGCATCACCAGATCGGCCGTCGCAAACGCGAAGGCGTCCTTGTGATAGACCGTCGAGGAGTTAAGCAGTTCCGACGCGCCCGCGCCGACCTTAGTCACCGCGCCGCCGTCGGTCGGCGAGGCGGATACGTTTTGAGTCGCGCCGCTGGTGACGATGGACGGGCTAATGGCGATGCTGCCCGCGCCGCCGGAATAGTCGGACGTAACCACGAACTGCTGCAACGCCCCGGTGCTGGTTTTGGTTTCGGGGTGGACGCGGTTGCAGCCGGCGAACGTGATGATGTCGCCTTGCTTGAACGTGGTCGTACCCGTGGCAACCGTGACCGACGCGCCGGTTTGGCTGGCACCGTTGACGGTGTAGCCCGTGGATTTAGCCGCCGTTCCGGTGGTGTGGTCGCTGACATGGGTCGATTCATAGAAATCGAACCCGGCCGTGCGGCCCATCATGCCCTCGCGGTATTGCTTGGCGATAGCCTTGTCGTCCTGGAACAAGCCCTTGAGGGCGTCCACGATTCCGGCCGTGTGCGCGGTCGAAAGCATGGCCGTCCGGTTCTTGTCCAGCGCCGCAAGGTTTTCGTTCAGCTTGCGACGGCCGGATAGAACGTGGCTGAACGCGATGGCGGCGGCATCGCCGTCCACCATGTTATACACGTTCTTGTACATCGACATCGCATCGGCCTCGATGCTGGCCGCGAGAACCGCCATCGCCGGTTCGAGAACGCGATCCGAGAAGTCGTCCAGCGAGAGGGTCAGTTCGGCGGTGGTGAAGTTCATGCCGACATGCTTCTGCGTGGAGACTTGCAAGGTGACGCTCGACTCGGTTGTGTCCTGGGTTGACAGGGTCGCGCCGGACGTGACGGTATACTGGTTGGGAAGGCGGATTTTCAGCGAGTCGCCGATTTTCGCGCCGTCCTTGGCGAAGCTGTCATCGTACTGGCGATTGATGGTGCCGACGAAATTCAGCTTCTGGTGAAGCACGCGCAACGCCTCCCGCGTGACTGCGGTCGGCGTAAGGAAAGTGTTAGCCATTGTTTTGGTTCCTTCTGCGGGAAAGGGCCGTCTCTCGACGGTCCGGCGAAGGACTCAGGGCTCTACCGTGAAGCCCTTCGCCTGAGTTGCGATTCACGCTCGCGCTGCCATTCCTCCGCTGTCATCTTGTCGGCGTCCCTAACCAAATCCTTGCGGGCTGGCGTGGCGGACCCCTTCGTTGGCATCGGCGTAACGGGCTTTGCGAGCGCGGGTTTGGGTTTGGCGGCCTTGGCCGCCTCGGCTTGCATCTGGTCGAAACGCATTGCCTTCCACATCGCCATCGCCGCGACGGGATTAAGCTCCCAGTTATCCGCGTCCTGGGGCGATACGCCGTAGTTCTTGACGACGTAGTCCTTGATGGCGGGAAACTGCTGCTCAAACTCCGGTATCGCGGCCAGTACGATCTTTCGGTTGGCTTCGGTCACGCGGGCGATTTCCTGCGCCTGCGTTACGTCGGCTTCCCGCTCAAGCTGCGCGACTTGGTGGACGGTCCTGCTGAACTCGGCCTGCTTCCGGGAAATCGCGTCGGACACGCGCCGGGCCTGGTCCGGGTCGGACTGCCATAACGCGGCCGTGTCGATACTGGAAAGCTGCTCAAGTTCGGACCTAAGATGCAGTCCTTGTGCATATTTTGCCTGAGTCTGCTCGGTCAGATTGCGAAGCTTCTGGACGACGGATCGCTCCGATTCCAGGGCCTTGCGTTCCTCTGCGGCAGTCTGGCTTTTCTTGGTGTAGTCGCCCCACAGGCCCTTGGCGAAAGCGTCTATTTCCGCAGCGATGTCGCCGACGGTGGCGCTTTTCGGGAACCTCCGTTTGTTCCCGCCGAAGTCGAACTCGACCTCATCGGGTTCCTGCGTTTGTTCCTGGTCCTGTTGGGTTTCGTCCGTCGCCTCGGTTTCCTGTCCGGTCGCCTCGGCTTCGGTGTTCGCGCTTTCCGTTTCCGGCGTTTGGCCTTCGGTTCCGGGCGCGGTTTTCTCCTCTACTCCCCCGGCGGGGGCGGTAGTGTCTTTGTCCATTGGTATCTCCGTCTTGGCGGAGGAATCGCCGGGGCCATCCCGGTTGTTCCTCTCGCGCTGGGAATGGGCCGCTTCACAGCGGTCCGTTTCCGCGTTGCCGTTAGGCCGACGCGAAACTAGTTGCGCCCGCCCCAATCTGATAAAAGGGACGCCGCATTGAATCTGGATTAACCGAATATTTCTGCGCTATTGACCGAATCTCAACAGAGAACGCGCCAAGGTGCTGACATACGCCACTTGATCGTCCGTTGGACGGCCAGCAGAAGGGTCCATCGAAAGCAAACGCGCCGCTATTGTGTCTCTCCTATCCTGCGGCGAGGCGTTAATATAACTTGTTCCAGACAAGATCGCCTCCTGCTCTGGAGTAAGTGCGAACTCTGGGCCGTTGCCACCATGACGCATATAAAGCCGAGCAAGCTCATTAATACCGACAAGATCACGATTAATTTCAGGCGATGAGTAGGGGTTAAGTATCACACGACGATCATCTGTCGCCATGCCAGAAACATTGGGGTTTTTCTCAAAAAATTTTTGTTCTTCTGGAAAGAGTTGGTCACGACGGAACTGCTTAAGAGGTAGGGCGTCTGGATTAACACCCCATTGACGCATAAAGTGTTCTTTCCATGCTGTCGGGTGGTCGCCTGACTTGAGGGCACCCCCATCAGGAAGCGAACTGGGCCAATGGTATCTGTTGCTGTCGTACAGATCGCGCTGCGGGCGTATCCCGTTCGCCCATGCCTTGCGGTAATCATAGAACTGAGTGTCGAGGTCAGGTTCTTCGCCGTACTGACGAACAAACTCCTTAAACCAATTCGTTTCCCTTATGCCCCGTTGAAATGCATCCTCATCAAAGGGGGACAGCAGTTTCCGCGCCAGTTCTGACATGATGAACCTAAACGAAAACCCCGCCGGGTGAGGGCGGGGCTGCTTGGGGCGGTTGGCCGGGTTGCCCCGGCATGACGGGCGGCGCTCCTGGCGCTCCCGGCATCGGCTGGCCGGGCATCAGGCCCGGCGTTGCGATTCCCTCCGCTGCTTGCACCTGCGGGGGAAGAAGATGTTGCAGTCGCTTGGCAACCTTGTCGGCACCGGGGAAGTCCATCAACTCCATCAGGATATCGCCCACGATGGGCGCGGACCCCGGCACTTGTTTCATGATTTCGGTCAGCGTTTCGCGGGCAAACTCGCGCTGCGTCGAGAACGAAGGCCCGGCCTTGACCGTTACATCGTACTTGCCGGTGGACAGGTCGTAAATCCTGCCCTGCGGATCGGCGGCGTTGGTCTTGAGGTTGATAACCTTCTCCAGCATGTCGTCGCCCAGGATGCGGATGGCCTTGCGGTCGGAATAGACGGACGGGATGATCTCGATAAGCACCTGGCCCGCGTATTTGATGGCGCGGGAAAGGTTGTCGATGAAGTGGAAATTGGAATTGTCCGCTTGCTTCTGCCTAGCCAAAATCGCCCGGCCCGATGTCTCGTTGCTTCTCGCCCCCAGGGACGAGTCGTAAATTCCGATAATGCTCTTGATGTCGTCGGATGCGTTAAGCGCCTCCTGCAACGCGCCGGCCGGAACGCCCGCGAACGGCGTCCGCTGCGGGGCCGCGCCAGCCGACGCGTCGTATTCCAGGTAAGCGTAAGACCTGTTGTTGGCCTGCTCCCACTTGGCTTTTTGTCCCTTGGGAATGAAGCCCTCCGGCCCGACCCAGGGGGCGCGGGGAGCCAGAGCGACCAGTTCGGTTGTCGCTGAACGCCAGAAATTCAGCATCGTCTGTGGGTCGCGGGCGTCCCGGATCATGGAACGGAAATGCCGCTTGCCGTCCGAAAAGATTTCTTCGCCCCAAACCGGGCAGATGGGTATGGTCTGCCCCGGCCAGATGTTCTCCTCCAAGACCTCGACGCCGTTGATGATGCGGCGTACGACCTCGAAATGGTTGCACTCGCGTTGTTTGATTACGCTGATCCCCATGCCGCCCAGAAGCGCATGGGCCGCATCGCAACAATCCTTTTCGCTCAAGCCGTCGGCATTCATGCCGTTGCGGGCCAGTAATTTCCGGCCGATTTCCGGCAGTTGATCCTCACGAATCACCTTGCCGTCGCTCATCAGATATATCTTGTGGGTCTTTTCGGTTCTCAGCCAGTATTCGGCCAGCCTGATCTGTTCGCCGTCGTGCCAATGGGCCACGCCGTCGCGGATGTCGCCCTCGAACGAAACCGGCTCGGCTTTCGGATAGCGCCGCTTGAACTCGTCCTCACCGACCCAATCCGACACAAAGGCGTGGTTCCAGTCCGAGGCGTCGAACGCCGTCGAACTGGTGTCCCAATGAACCATCAGCGGGTTCGGGATGCGCTCAATCCGGGCCTCGAGGTCGAAACTGTAGGGGTGGGCGTAGTCGATTCCCACGCGAAAAAACCCGAATCCGCCGGAAACCGCGTGGTCGATGGCGGTGTCATAGGCAATATCGGCATTACTGCTGCGTTCGATGGCCCGGACCAGCCCGCCGATGACCTCGGCCGTGTCCTTGTCCGCGCCGTCGTCGACCGGGTTGACGACGATGCCGGGCTTGTTCTGCCTGGCTTCGTTGACCACCTGGCGCACGAACGTCGGAAGCCGGTTGATCGTCAGGCAGGGGCGGTTTTCCACCTCGCGCAATCTTTTGATCTTGTCAGGCCATTGCTCGCCCATGCGGGCAAAGCGAATGTCATCTACGGCATTGGCCCGGTTTTGGGCGGAATCCTCCTGCGATTCCTCGAACCGCTCAAGGGCCTCGTCAATGACGGAATCGCTGGTGCTTTCAGCCATGCTCACCCCATCCACCCGCCGACGCCCAAGGGCTCGACGTGTTCGGTTTTAACTTCGGCCCGCGTCATCTGCGGGAACAATTCAGTAAAGGCCCACACCAGGGCGTCCACGCGGTCGGGGCTTCCGTTGCCCTCGTAGCCGTTGGCCGCCATGCGGCACATCTGGTCCTCTAGTTTCGGGAACGTCCCGACATGGGAAATCCGCCCCAGGCTGTAGAGCGCCGAAATCGGCTCGGCGCGAACGTGCTTGCCCCGGCTGGCGCGAACCTCGAGAATCCGTATTCCGCGCCGCACGCTCTCCAGCGTGTGCCGCACCATGTCCCCGCCCTGGTTGACCTCGATCACGATGGCGTCGGCCTCGAAACGGTCGTAAAGCGCAATCGCCGTCTGCGCCCATTCCCTCGGGCTGCCCTTCCGGCTGGCGTCGTCCAGGACGTAGCCCCGCTTATCCTCGCCAAGACCGCATGCGATAATCCCGTGTTCGTCCGAATCCGGCGTGTCGCTGGCGGCCGGATCAACCGCGACCACGATGCGGGAGAGTTTCGGGGCCTCGGTTCGCCGCGACTGGTGGATCGTCAATCGGTCCCAGATCGCTCCGACCGCGACGGGCTCGTATTCGCCAAGCCAGATGTGCGCGTATCGAGACGGGTTGTGCGCCTCGTCGTGTTTCCGTTCCGCCTCAAGCTCCGCGGGAAAAAACACGTTGTCCGAATATTTAATCCTCGAGATGATCGAATCTTCCGGCGGGTTAGGCCCACGGAAAAAACCGTCAACCGGGTCCGACGAATGGCGCGGGTTCCACGAAAACCACAACTCGGAACGCGGGGCTCGGATCGTCGGGCGCAGGAGTTCCAGCGACCTGGCCGAGAGCGTTTGGGCCTCCTCGACCCACGCCACGTTGAAACTCTCGAAAGACTTGATGCTGTCCGCCGTGTGGTCTTTCATTCCCTGAAAGACGATCACCCCGTTGCCGGGCGTAACAATCCGGTCGGACTGTATGTCGAACCGCCCCAAGGCTCCAAACTTGGCGATCTTGTCCTCGAGCAACCGCTTGGCGGATTCCTGTAGGGTTTTCTGCACCTCGCGGACGCAAAGCGCCCGCATGCCCTTGACCGAATCGGCGTTGGCAATCAGCGATTCCGCGAAAAAATGCGACTTGGCCGACCCGCGCCCGCCGAAAAGCGCCTTGTAACGCGACGGCCTTTTGAATTGATCGAAGATAGGGGACGCCGCCCCTATTCGGATGGCTTCGTTCCCCATAGGTAAATCGGGCCACCGTCCGCGCCTGAATGTTCAAACTCTTGCCTCTCCGACCACCGCATGCGGGCCTTCGACCACCAGATTGCCGCCGTGGTGTCGCCGCTCATTGCCTTGTTGTACAGCGTTCCGCCGATCTTGGCGTTTGCCTTGATCGCCGCGGTGTCCAGCTCGAGCTTGAAGTGTTTCCGCAGCGTTTTGGGGTCTATCTCCAGAACAAGGGCTATCGACTCCTGCGGGATGCCGACCGCCGACATTTGCTCCACCAGCTTGCGCTGTTCATCCGTGGGTTTAAACGGGGGCTTCGTTTGCATCGTTAACCCCCGCTTTTATTGACGGGAAAATCTCCCCCGTTGCCTCCAAAACCGCCTTCTTTCCCGTGAAGTCCTGCCGCGGCCTTGCGCTCCGCGGCCACGTCGTCGAAGGGGCGGCCGTCGAGCATCGCCGGCAGGTCGGGAAAGAGTTGCGCCCAGCGCAGAAGCACCACGTCGACATACTCGGGCGCGAGTTCGATCGCCCGCACGCGGCGGCCGGTATGCTGGCCGGCGACAATGCCGGTCCCCGAGCCGGCGAAGGGCTCGTAGACGACAGCCCCATCGTCGCTGTAGGCACGCATGACAAACTCCGGCAGCTTCACGGGGAACACGGCCGGGTGCTCGGTCTCGATGCCGCGCGCCCTGTGCCGCGTGATGCGGATGACGTTGTCGGGGATGCGCATGTCCTGGACGCCCTTGCCGGCATGGGTCCATCCCCCGACCGAGCCGTCCTTATTGCGCAAGCCGCCTTCGTCATCATCGTGGAAAATGTGACCGGCCCACTTGCAGGGCACGATCTTGTTGGGCTTGCGCGCCTGGCGGTTGAAGTGGAAGACGAGCTCGAAGCTCGGCGCGAGGCGCCCGTTCCAGTCGCCCGGCAGCGCTGGTCCCTGATCCCAGACGTAGAGC